CGTGTACAGCGTGACACCTTTGATCGTCGCGAAAAGTGTAAAGAAGGCATAAGTAAGGACAGGGCGCACAGACCCCCGAAGAGCGTTGACAAACCCTCCCGCATCAATAGCTCTATCATGCGCGTAAAGTCCTTTCGTCTCTTCTATCTCTGCTTGAGCGTCTAGCTCTTTGACCTTGAGTTCTGAAAGCTGAGACGCGTACGTAGCTTTCGCCTCTAGCATCGCTAGCTCTTGCTTGTTTGCTTGCTGCTGTTTGAAGTAGCCTAAGACCTCTGGAACGATAGACGTTCCAAAGCCTAGCAGTGTTCCAAGTAAGCTTATCATTATCATCTCCAAAAGATGCGAGGTTATACGACATATTGAGCGGTAAAGCTAGTCTTCTAGAGAAGGAACAAAATGGATCTTTCCAAGCTCTTGATCGACGTAGGCCGTCCGGACATTCATGTCTTTCTGTAACTGGCTTCTTAGTCGATGTATCCGGTCAGGGGTTTTTCGGCCCGGGTTTACTCTCTTGGCCTCTTTCTTTGCGTCAAAAAGAAACGCCTTTCCGTTGTCGTCTAAGGCAACGACATCTACCGGAGAATGAGGCGAGACCGGTATAAAGACCTGAAAGCCTTTTTCTACAAGAAACTGCATTAGGTATAGCTCACAAGACGTTCCGTCTTTGTGGCTGTTTCGCCATCCTTTGTTTAAAGGAGGCCTCAAAAGCTATTTCTTCTTCGCCATAAACGCTGCCGCCCCAAAGTACGCACTGACCACCCCTGCCATGCCTATGTAGAAAAGACTAAAAAGGTCCGCTAAAGCTTTTATCCGAGAGTCCGGAAAGATTGGCAAGAACACCAAGGCGGTAAACACGAGCATAGCAATCAAAGCAATCCACGCCATCTGACGCTGCGAGTCTTGCTTGTCTATGTTGCTCGCAGCGTTAGCCGCCGCAACCTCGTTTTCGGATAGAACACCGTCGCCGTCGGTATCTATCTTGCGCTTTGCGGGTGCCATTTAACAGGACAGGTAGCTGCCGCCTCGTTTCGCTGCGCCCATGCCGCGAACCGTGGCTTTTTTCATGGAAGTCGGAACTTTAACGTCCTGACTTTTACCGTACGGGATACGGCCTTGACCTTTAATGTCAGCGTACTCTACGGCTTTCGGGGCCGCCCCCGGCTTATTCGTTACGATCTTTACGGCAGCCATTACTGTCTCCTGTTCTGGCGTTGTTTAAGGATTTCGCGCTCCATAGCGGAGTTAATACGAGCCGCAGTCTGCGACTCTTGGCTCTGGAGCCTTTGGTTGAACTGCTGGTTCCGCATTTCCATGCCAGCCTGATCTAGGTCCAACTTGGCCTTGTCGATAGCAGCGTCGTTCTGTTCAGCCTGCGCCCGGATTTTAAGCTCCTGTTCTTTAAGCTGAACAAGCGGATCAGGGCCCTGACCCTCGTTAGAGACCTGCTGGCTAAGCTGCTTCAGCGCCTGCATACCTTGCGCGATGATCTGAGCAGTCAGCGCCTCAACCTCTAGCATCTGCTCCTCTGACAAAGCCTGCCCCTGCTGAGCATTAACCTGTTGCAAGTACTGCACCATGGCCTGCTCAGATGCTTCAATCTTCACATGTTCCATAATGTGCTTTTGAAGAGTGACCGCAATAGTGGGGGCCGACGCGATCATGGGCGTCGAACCGAATACCATGTGCGCCATAATGTGCGCTTGGTGGTCCTGACCCTCAAAAGCTTTCAGCGGCATCATGTCCAACGAGTTAATGTTTTCCTGCGCCGGGTCTATCGGCTTCTGCTCGTCTTCGGGAACACGTCGGAGAATCTTGTCCGTGTCTTTGACGCCCAAAGCATCGTACATGTCCCGAAGAACCTCGTACATGTTGTGCATCTCGGGGGCGGCTTGAGCAAGCTGAAGCTTGGTCTGAGCCAGCGCAATACGCTGCGCCTGACTAAACACGTTCGGATCTGAGACCGGAAGAACGTCTACACGCTCGTCAAAGTCCGCAGCCATGATGTTTGCGTCTTCACCCTCTATCGCATAGGGGTAGCGCTGCGGTAAGTAATCCGACATGACGCGAGCCAGTATCCTGAACTCCTGCCGCATGGCGTAGTGCAGCCTCTTATGGACTGCCGACATGACGCGAGAGCCTTGCTCCAGAAGGGCGATTGTCGTTCCAACGGCAGCTTGTTGGTTGCCGTCGCCAACCTTCATGTCTGTAGTGGTGGCAAACCGACGGCCCGCGTCAACGACAAACCCAAGAAGCTGGAACAAAGTTGTGTCCGGACCCTTAAAGGGTAGCGGCATAAGGCTGTCAGAAAGTCGGCCACCGGGCGCATCAACGTCACGAAACTCACCGGGCTGGAGCGGGTCGTCATCGTCCCTAATCCTCATACCGCGGGCCTTGAACCCAGCGGGAAGATTAGAGAGAGTACCAGCATCGATAAGCTGGCGGAGCGCCGCGGTGGCCGTTCTTGACAGGCCGCCTATGGTATGGATTAAACCAAGGCCATAGAACCCAAACCCGGGAAGGAACTTATAATGGACGAAGTACTGTATTTTTTGACGGAGTTCGTCTTCCTCACGGTAATTGCGTCGGACGGAGAGGATTTGTCCGTTGTCTACGGAGATCGTGACGACATAGGGGACTTTAATTCCCGTGGCATCACCGTCTTCGTCCAAATCCTCGTAGCCTTCTAGGTCAAGATCAACGTGACACTCTAGCAGAGTGCAGTCGTAGTCGTTGTTCGAGGGGGAAACCCCGTCAATACGGTCTATCTCGTCCTGTACGCTGTTGTCTTCGGCTTGTCCGGGTATCACAGGTATGTCCCGGTAGAACCCTGCGACCTGCAATTTGCGAAGGTCGTTGAGCGAAGTCTTTACAACCTGACTTATGTTCGGGCAGGTTTGCAGGTCTGAAGTATCGTACGGAACAACAAGGTTCTCCGCAGGCACAAAACGGCTTACCGCACAGCCCTGCATCTCGTCATAGTACACCTTCTTAAAGGTGGAGCCCGCCAGCGGCAGGTAGAACAGCATCTGGTCCAGTTCCGGCGTGTATTCTTCCATCACGTTCGTGATGTAATAATTCATAAACTGTTCGACCCGATGAGCCTGTCGAGTAGTCTCTCCGGTTTCGCGGCCTACAACTGCGGACCGGACCGGACCACGAGCCGGGAGAAGTTCGTTAAAAGCCTGCGCCTGAAACTGCGTAGCCGCCTCCGCCAGAAGCGGGTGCGTAACCCCAGTCGCTCCGCGAAACGGTTGCGTTCGTTCTTCGTATGAAAATCCCAAAAGCTCCAAACCGTCAGCATAAGCATCTTCCCACTCCTGCCTGCTCGCTCGATTTCCCTCGTATTCATCCAGTAAGGAGCCCGACAACGAGCCAAGCTCCGAGTCGGACATGCCTTCGGCGAGGTTGCCGTAGAAATCGCCCACGTCCATCTCGTCGTCTTGCGGGTCAAAATCTACAACAGTGTTTTCGCCCTCTTCGTAGATCTCGACGTCTTCAGGTATCTCTTCCGAGACCATTTCCATCACGTCGTTATCCATCGAACCCGGAAGCTCGACTTCAATCTCAGCGGCGAGATCCTCCTCGTCTAACTGAGACGGGACACTGCTGTCCATAAGACCGGCCACGGGCCGCGGTTCTCTTGCCATGGATCACGTACCTTCTATAATTTCTTAATATTAGACGTGTTTTACTAAAATAACACCCTTTTTCACGGCCCTACTTTTTCAGGAGCGGGTTGTCAAGCGCCCTTTGCAGTGTTTTCTGCATTCGGGACTCCAGCACATCCAGCTTCGTGTCAATAGAACTTATCTTACTGTCAAACCTTTCCTGCGCCGAAGATATTATATCACGAATTGTCTTTTCCGACTGACGAAGAGCTTTTCGGGTTTCTTGATCCAAAGTTCTGGACCGCTTGTCAACATCGGACATGCTCGTGTGCAGGTCGGAAGCCTCGGACCGCGTGTCAACCTTAATATCTCTCACGATCTCGTGCATCTCGTTCACACGTTCCTTTAACCCACCCATTTCGTCCCGGAAAAGCGTAATCTCGTCATTGATCTTTGTCTCAATGACCAGCAGCCGCCTGTCAAAACCCGTCATGTCCGGAGATTTGTACTTTTGTATCTGAGACTTCATGTTCTCGTAATCTTTGTAGACTTCAAAAGCGCCGTACAGTCCGCCGATTAGCGTCGAAAAGCCAAGAGCCGCAGCTACCATGCGTCCGCCGCGGAACTTCAGCCCTGCAAATTCTATTTCTGCCATTACTTACTCCATTGAAGCTGAACAAAAGCCTCGTGGGCTCCGTTTGCATTGCCAAAAACAACATAGTCTTGGACCGGGTTGGACATCAGGGGCCCGTCCGGAACCGCCGCACCTGTAAAAAACCCTTGAACGTCCGGAATCTCGGTTCCGGTCACAAGCTTCGGTGAAATCATCCCCATCGCGACGATGGTCGTTGTCTGCGACGCGGCAGAATACCTCTGAGACGGAGCTATCTTGGCTACCGTCTTCTCGGCGGCCTCTTTGCGCTTCTCTTGCTGCCTCTCCGGCGCGGGCTGTTCCTGTTCCTGCGGCTCTGGTTCGGCTTCCGGCTCGGGCTGGGCCTCGGGCTCCTGTTCCTGCGGCTCCGGCTCGACTGCTTCGGGTTGTTCTTGCGGCTGCTCTTCCTGTTCTTCCGGTTCTGGCTCCTGCGGTTCTGGTTCGGCTTCCGGCTCTGGCTCCATCTCGGCCTCTATCCGCGCCTCTGCCATCTGTTCCTCCTGCCGTTCCGGCTCTGGTGCAGAATCGACCGGCGCAATTTCGACGGGTTCGATGGCTTCCACCACAGGCTCGGCGGCAGGAGGTCCGAGGTCCGCGGCAACCGGTGCGGGTGCCGCGTTTACTTCGAC